CTTACCAGTCGTTCTATCAGGGCAGCGGGATTCGCTGGAACATGGGCAAGACCAACACCGCAGAAGCGACTGGAAATGTCGGCTCGGACTTTCAATGGAATCGATACGACAATACGGGCGGATTCATTGGCGCGGTCTTCTCTCTGCAGAGAAGCACTGGCAATGCCATCTTCTATAACAAGATCGGTGTCGGTATGGCCCCCGTCTACCAGTTGGATGTGCTGGGCGATGTAAATATTGGTGCCGGGTCCGTCTACCGAATCAATGGCGTGCCGATCACCACGGGCGGGGCGCAGACCCCCTGGGCCTCGGATATCGATGGGAATGGCAAGACGCTGTTCAATGTTGGGAAAATCGGCATCGGTATTGCCACGCCCCAGGCTCCGCTACATGTAGTGTCATCTTCTGTTACAGCCGCAATGGTCGAGACAACCGCAGCCAGCGGCGGGGTGTCGGTACTGAACCTGAAGACCGCCACCAGCTTCTGGCAGGTGGCAGCGGGCGGCGTAGCTTCAGCCCTTCCTGGCTGCTGGTGGGTCTATGACCAGACCGGAGCAGGCACCCGGCTGGTGATCGGACCCGGCGGCAATGTGGGCATCGGGGTGGGAACCAATGTTCCAGGCTCACTCTTCCAGGTGGGGCAGGGTGCCCCGCTGGCTGCTGGCATTGCAGACTTCTATGGGCCGAACCGCACTCTGTCGCAGTCGGCAACAGTCAACATACTAAGCACAGATGCCATGGCAACAGACAAGGGTGGCTCACTCGGCCTCGGCGGTGTCGGCGGTGCAGCGAACCCGTTCGCCTTTGCCTATCTGGCAGGCCGCAGTGAGGGTAACTCTTACGCGGGTTACTTCCAGGTTTCCACAATGGGCGCAGGGGGCACAGCAGCAGAGCGCATGCGTATCACGGCGGCGGGCAACGTGGGCATCGGACTGCCGAATCCGCAATCTATCCTTCACATCATTCAACAGGCATCCGGTGCTCTTGGCCCGGTCCTCACATTGGAAAACAGCAACGGGCTGCTGCACGATGCGGCATCGATCAAGTTCGTGGATGCAAGTCAGCGCAGCGAACTTCGCTTTTCTGTCGAGTCCTCTCCGTACGGCGCGGATATGATTTATTTCGGTGGTGCTGCTGGAACCACAGAGGTATTTCGGGCAACGTCGGCGGGTAACGTGGGCATCGGGACGGCGAGTCCGCGCGACCTGCTCCATATAATCGGACCCAATCGCTCAACGCCTGGAACGGCAACCCAATTAATGATTGGGGAGCAGAGCAACGCGGTCGGTCACTCGTTGTCGCTCGGCTATTATACGGACGGCGCTGTATGGCGCGGCGTCGTTCAGGCTTACCAAGCCAGTGCTGGCACTGCGCTTTTGCTGAATCCTGTTGGCGGCAACGTCGGTATCGGCGGCTCTCCTGGATACAAGCTCGATGTCGCTGGCGACGTGAATTGCTCGGGCGTGTTCCGGGTGAACGGTCTACCGATCGGCGGCATTACGGCCGTGAGCAACGCTACCGGCTCGCGCGGATTGAACGTCGTCTACCAAAACACGAGCGGCAAGCCGCGTTTCGTGAACGTCACGGCGACGATTCAAGGCGGCTCGTACGTGCAATTCGTAGCCGACGGCGGGAATCCGCCGAGCTTTCTGATCTGCGCGGCGACGAACGCCGCGGCGTCAGGAACGACGATCAATCAAACTGTTGGCGGGTGGGTGATGCCGGGTGACTTCTACCGGGCGAATTCGCCGAATGCAACGCTGATGACTTGGACGGAGTGGACTTAGGAGATTTTGACAATGACTTACGCCGAGAGCGAAAAACTGATGTCGAACCTGGACTTCCGCGGGCGCGTGAAGGTCGCCGCGCTCAAGTACGCCGATAGCATCTCGATTGAGGCGAACACGGTTCCGGCGCACAACACACGCCTGCGCTGGGCGCAAAACTGCTTTCAGCAACCCGACGCGGTGGCAGGCCAATTGACGCCGCCCACCGTCATGGATAGCGCCGTGCAGACGGCGGGAGTCGATGAAGACGGTAAAGCGCTGATCACCGACGCCCTTCTCCAGGGCGCGGTGGAGACGGTCGTCAATAAGATGCTGTAGAATTCCGGCCCGTCTGGATCCACCAGACGGCAAGGCAGGTACGGTTCTCCAGACCCGTCTTCGCCAGGATGGTTGATATCGCCACCTTGATCGTTCCTTCGCCCAGGCGTAGCTGATGCGCAATCTCCTTGCTTGGCCTGCCATTGGCCACAAGATCGACTACCTGCTTCTCGCGCGCCGTGAGCGGGCGGCCGCGCAGCGTGGGTGAATATCGTGGCGACCTTACTTTTGGCTTCTTGCATTCCGGGCAGACCCGGGCCAGCCCGCGATCGCTGAAGTCCTGAAAGCGCCTGCCGCAGCGGCAGCAGGTTTTTGGCAGACCGGTGCAGAGCGGCGCCGGGTGCGAATTCACGGTCCTTACGGCCTCCCGCATTTCCTTACTTCCCCAAAGACCGCTATCGTATCAGCCCGCGCGGCCCGGTCAAGCGGCCAAAGAAAACCGCCCGTCTATTTCTGATATATAGGGGGTGTATAAATCAGGTGGTGATTTATCACGCAATCTGCCACCGTTGGCATTATGAATCAGAAGGTGCCCGAGGATTGGGTGATTCGCCGGGCGTTCGCGATGGCCCTACAGAATCTGCGTTATCAGGTAGGCATCGCACAGGAGACGCTCGCCCTCGAAGCCGGGATTAACAGGGGCTATATGAACGGGATGGAGCAAGGCCGTCATGCGCCCACGCTGGTGATGATCTTCCGCATGCTGCCGCACCTACAGGTATCCTTCACGGGTTTTGCGATGGAGTTCGAGCGCTGCCTGCGGCAGGTTCAGCGGGAGAAACAAGGCCCTCCCGCTTCAGCATAACCTTCTGCTAGCTCAGCAGATACTGATCTACTGCCTGCGCCAGTTCGCCGAAGGTGACGCCGAGCACTGGCAGCATCCGCATCATGATTTCGAGCGACAGGTTACAGCGGCCCATCTCAATGGTATTCATGTGGGCCCGCTCGATACAGCACTGGAAAGCGAACTCTTCCTGGGACATGCCGGCGCCCTCGCGCAAGCCGCGTACGGCCTTACCGAAAGCGCGGCACGCAACGGCGCCGTTGATGGGCCTAGGTGGTTTGGTGGCTTTCATCATGGGGAACATACTACCGCAAGAGCGGCGCTGCACCAAACCGTTTGTTTTCGCCCCAAACACGAAAAGTATTTGATGTTTTTTGCGACTTGAATATTGCAGTTTATTTTTGGTGTGATACTATCTTTCACGTCGGCTTTAAACGAAACACTATCCTGCCGGCGTAACGCGCCCTGGAGAGACGCCCTTGCATTTACCGGGGGGGGCGCGGCTTCCTGGCGTCTCGGCCCCGTGGGAAGGGCCGTAACAAAGAAGCGATAGCATCCCACAACTTCGGTCTTGCGAGAGGACCGTAACACAGAAGCGAAGGCATCCCGCGTAAATCCTATACAACCTTATTCCCTGGTTCAGGAGGCGCTTGTGCCAATTCGACGAATCCGCCAAAAGCGAATGAGTCTTTCGATTCCGCTGCCCGTCTGGGAGGCCATGCGTTCGGAGTGTAAACGCAGAAGCACCACGGCGGGCGGTTCTGTTTCTCTCTCCATGCTGGTTGTTCAGATGGTGAACGAAAGTCTACTGCGCCGACGCCGCGTTGATGGGCACGCCACCGCATCGGCGGCAGGCGCGATGGCCGCGCAGTAAGCAGCGCGGCATAACTCATACCTTACAAGAGGCAAACGGTGATGGCGGCAACAGGCCAGCCCTATCTCCGCATGCGCGTGGTGGCCCGCGAGATCGCAGCAGGCTGGTGCGACTGCTGCCATGTAGCGGGGGGCGTGCGGTTCTTCGACTACTACTGGGTGTGCGCGGACTGCCGCGCGGTTCTCATTCAACAACTGGAGGATGAAAGGCTATGCCGGTAAATCTGACATTCGATCCGAAGCGCCTGGGGGCGAGCGAGGCGGGTGACATCCTCGGCTGCGGCTTCCGCACGCCGTGGGAAGTGGCGGCAACGCATAAGGGGCTGATCCGGCATGCCGAGCAGACCAACGAGATGCTGCTCGGTAAGCTACTGGAACGCGGCCTCGTGGAATTCTACGCGAAGATCACCGGCCACCCGGTGCGCTTCGTGGACGAGAGCGTCTTCCACCCCGAGTGGGAGTGGCTGCGCTACACCCCGGATGCCTTCGATGACGCGGTGCCGGCAGTCGTCGAAGCCAAGGTAGTAAATGAATTCCAGGTGCGCGACTGGGGCGACTGCGCCGAGGAAATGCCGCTGCGCGTGCAACTCCAGACGCAGCTGTACATGGCCGCGACCCGCCTGAAGGTATGCAACGTGATCGCGCTGCTCAAGGGGTCGCCGCACATCTTCGTCCAGCACTTCGACCCCGAGGCGGCGACCGTCATCTGCGAATGCATGGAGCAGTTTTATCGGCGCTACATCATCGGCGACGAGATGCCGCCGCTGGATACCAGCGAGGCCGCAGGCCGCTATTTGCAGCAGCTGTACCCGCGCCACCGGGCAAGGGATATCGTGGAGGCCACGCCGGAACAAGCCGATATCCTGGACGACTATCTGACGGTGCGCGTCGAGCAGAAGGTTCTACAGGATACGCGCGACCGCATCGAGGTGCGGCTCAAGCAGGAAGTAGGCAACCACGAGGGCCTGCGCTGGCAGGACGGCGTCTTCACTTGGCGGAACACCAAGGACAAGAAGATTACCGACTGGAAGGCCATGGCGCTCGGCCTGTTGCACGGCTACGTGCCGGATGCCGAGGAGCAGATCAAGTTGACGGACTTCTACACGCGCACCAAGGAAGGATCGCGGCGTGTCTGGTTGGCCAGCGACCAGCTGAAGGACGCGCTGGAATCGGAGGCCGCAGCATGACGCCCGCCAAGGACATTCTGGGCCAGCACGCGCTCGAACTGATCGCCAGCCTACAGAAGGAACGCGACATTGCCCGCGACATTGCCAAGCGCCTGGTTGCCAACATCGGGGAGCGCGGCACGTGCAAGGGATGCCTGCGCGATATTGTGTGGATCACCCACAAGAACGGCGTGTCCGCGCCTTATGATCTCGACGGTGTAAACCACTTCGCCACTTGCCCGAAGTCCAACCAGTTCAAGAAGGAGCCCAAAACAAAATGAGCGAAAGAGAAATTATCCCGAGCGGCAGTACGGTCACGGTGCGGCAGGACCTGGCCGAGGAAATCAGCGTCGGCCACGACATGGCACCGACAGCCGCAGCCGCCGCGGCGAAAGCCGAGATCGAGGCCCGCATCATCGCCGCCCGCAAGTG